TCATCGGAACAGTGATACGACCCAAGTAACGATCTTGCCGGCGAACAGCGAAACCACCCAGCCCAGCGCAGTGACAATGCCCGTGCCAAGCGCGAATGCGCCGGCGATCTTCCACCGCGTGACCGCGTACCCAGCAACGATCGGCTCCATTGTCGCAACCGTCTTTCCGAGCGGCTTCATGTCAGCCTCGATCTTCTCAACGCGGTCGCTGATGCTTTCGAGCTTCTCGCGGTTTTCGCGGTGTTGCTCCGCAGCCGAGCGGCGCACGTCGGCGACGGATGCGGAGAGATTCCGCACCTCGGCTTCGATGTTGCCGATGACTCGGCTGATCTCGTCGAGTCTGTTCGGCATCGATTATGTCCGTTGAGGGAAGCGGCAGCGCTATCGGCGCAGGATCCGGGCGACCTTCTCGATGGACCGACCGCCGACATAGGCGGTGAGGATCATGCCGGTCCAATCGGCGATCATGCCCGTGATCGGGTCGGTGGTGCCGAGACCGAGCACCTTGTCCCAGACGATTACCTTCCAGAGGTAGATGATGATCGGGAGCGCCAGCAGCGGCCGGATGATCGCGGTGTACCAGCGTCCCTGTTCGGCGATGACGATCGCCGACGCCTGCTTCCGGGCTTCGATCTCGGCCTCGATCTCCTTAGCCGCGAGGTCTGCCGCGATCCTGTCCTGCGTGTTCGCCGCGTCCAGTTTCGCCTTGTAGGCATTGATCAGGCCGGTAATCACCGGCCCGCCAACGAGGCTTGCGAGCCAAGTCCACATCGCGCTAGCCCTCCTGCGCCGGCGCGGCACTGTCGGCGAGCTCGGCTTGGTGGCGCTTGTCCGAGAGGTTGCGCAGGAACTGGAAGAGCGCCGTCACCGAGATCAGGATCAGCGGCCATGCCCAGGACGGGACCTGCGCCGAAATCGAGCTCACGTCGACGCCGCTCACGATCGGTGCGATGAAGTCGTAGCCGCTCACCGCGATGCTCGCGGCGACCACGATGGCGGACGAGAGCTTCTGCTTGATGCCGGCGAACTTCTCTCGCACGGCCGTGAGGAAGCTCTCCTCCTGCTCGTAGAGTTCGCGGAAGGCCGGCCGCGATTTCAGGATGGGGCGAATCCAGAACCAGTAGACCGCGACAAAGGTCGCGGCGACGAGGATGAACATCAGCATCGTCTGCTCTTTGGGTTAAGCTGCAATAGGGACCAGGTGCGGCGTCGGCCTTTCCTGACGGCGCGCGTGCCAGCGGTTGAGCGCGTAGGCGGCGCCGCCGACCGCGCCGACACCGACAAGCGCAATGCCGGCGGTTTCCCAGGGATGCGCCGCGATCCAGTCCCAGAAGCCGACGCCACCGGCAGCGCCGCCGGCCGGCACACCCTTGGTGATGATGTCCTTCGCGGCCTTGGGCGGCGGCACGATGCCCTTCGCGGGCAGATCGAGCTTCGTCGGCGGCGGCAGCACGATCTCGCGTTTTGCCTTCGGCGCAGGCTCAATGACGGGCAGCGCCGCGAAGCCGACCTGTGCCGGCTGCGGGTAATCCTTGGGCCAGGTGAAGGCCGTGACGACGGAAGGATCGAAGACCTCGTCGCAGACCATGTCGCGCTGGTTGCCGCCGCGCCCGACCAGACGGCCGTCCCGCGTGCGACCGACCACCAGGAAGACGTGGCCGCCACCGTCGCGCCTCTTGGTCGCGATTGCGCCGACGGCGGCACCCTTCAGGCGAACGCCATAGCGCGCGAAGTCGAGCGCCCAGAGGCTATCGTTTCCGCGAAGCCCGGAAGCGATGAGGGCGTAATTGACCGTGAGCGCGCACCACGGAATCGAGTCGTGCTTGTACGTGCGGGCGATGTTGCCGCCGCAGGCCCTGGCCATGGCGACGACCGCCGGGTTGTCCGCGGTCCCAGGAAACTCGTAAAGCCCGAGGATTGCGTTCATCCGTGCGAGCCACGGCGGCGTGCCGGCTATTGGCACAGCTGCCGGGCTCGGCGTGACGCCTTGCGCTTTGCCCGCCAATGCGAGCGAGACCGCCTTCACCTCGGTGACGCGCCTTGCCCAGCCGCGGCCGAAAATCGGCCAGATCTTGAGCGACTGCAGGAATGCGAGACGCTCGTCGCAGATGGCGGCGACCAGCACCTTTGGATCGCGGGCGCGCGCGTACGCGAGCACCTGATCTGTGACGGTGCTCATGTTGTCCGGCAGACCCGCGACGCGGCGCAGCACCTTGCCGCTGCGGCCGATCCCGGAATTCACGCCGTAATCGAAGATGCTGTAGTCGACGCCTGCCGGCAGTTCGTCGCACCGTTGCGCATCCCAGTAACGCTTGCGGTAGATCGCCTTCGCCTGGTCGACCGACATGGCGCGCACGTCCGCTGCCGTGGCGTCCTGCTTGATGTAGCGGCGATAGTCCGCGAGCGTGATGCCGAAGTTGGTGGGACCGCCGGGATCGGAGGGATGATTGCTGTAGCCGCCCTCGTGCGCGAGCAGGCGCCGCAGCGCCTCGTCATAGGTAGAAGCCGCCATTCGCGTCCTCCAAATGAAAAAAGCCGCCTCGCGGCGGCGTTGCGTGGTGTGTGGTCAGTACGTGGACCGATGATGCTTTCGGCCGTGCGATCAGCTCAGGTGAGCTGCTCCACCCAGAAGCGGGTGATGTTTGCCGAGGCGTAGCCGTCGAGTGACGAGAACTTGTGCTGGAGACGCAGCGTGTCGCCGGCAGTCAGCGAGATGATGCCTTCCGTGCAGATGATGATCTTGCCGGTGTCGGCGGCATTGTTGGAGGCGCGCGACGCGGACGGCAGCACTTCGGTCGCGCCGTTCTTGAGCAGGCGGCCGTGCATAGAAGTCGGCGCGTTCGTGCCGTTCTGGGTCCAGCCCAGCGAATATCCGACCTTGTAGAGCCCGGTCGTCGGAGCCGTGAACACGTTCGAGGCGAACGCATTGGCCGTGTCCAGGTCCTCGTTATTGATGTCAGTGTTGACGTAGGTCGTCGCAGCGTAGTGGTCGTAGTTGATGTAGGCGGAAAGCTTCGCAAGCGCCGGGAAAGAGACCTTCCCGGACGACTTGTCGATCGACATGCCGGTGTAGAAGGTCGATCCGTCCGGCGAGACCTTGACGGTGAAGTTGTCGTCGGCAAGGAGGCCGAACAGCGCCCGCGTGCTGAAACCGTCCTGGAAGACGAAGGCCGCGTCTTTCGCGGCGGCGCTCTTGTTCAGCGCAATGCGCATGTCGCCGGTGCCGGGCGTCACGTCATCGTGGCTGAACAGCGCAGCGTTCGATTTGACTGCCAGCCGGTTGGTGTTGTCGGCCGCAGTCAGAATGCCGAGCTTGGCGAGCGTGCCGCTCCCGGCAGCCGCTACGGTCAGATATCCTCCCGCGGCCGCGATGTCCGTCCATCCCGATCCGGTCCAGACCGTAAGCGCGCCGGTCGCCTCGTCGAAGCAGGTCCAGCCCTTCTTCGGCGTGAGCTTGAGCCACTGGCCGTTGGTGTAGAGCGCGATGTTGAGGTCCCAGGCAGCCCATGCGCCCGTCGCGGCCGAGGCGACCTTGTAGCGGTCACCCTCCGCCCGCGAGCCAGGCGGCGCCGTATGCGTCGAGTCGATCACCGACAGCATGACGATCGCGTCGAGGATCACGATCGCCTGGTTGTGGGTGACGTGCTTCTGCGACTGGCTTGCCGCGATCAGCGGCATGCCGAGGTGGGGCGTGTCGGTCATCTGCCTAAACCGTTCTGGTCGCGCCGGTGCCGCGCCCGTAGGCGAGGCTCACCTGGTAGACGGAGAACTTCACCTGGCTTTGGTTTGCCCCGAAATCGGCGACCTGCATGGCCGAGGTGTAAGCGAACGTCGGCAGGCTCACACGCGCCGTGCGCACGACCGCGCCGCTGCCGATGTTGACGATATCGACGTCGTAGAGCTCGACCTCCTCGCCGAGCGGCACGTCGGGCGCTTCCCAGTTGTCGCCGTCGATGCGCGTGCGACGTATCCAGCTCAGCGTCCAGTCCGACGTGCCCGGGTCGCGAAAGCCTGTGAGCTGCACCGGGCTGTAGGGCCGAAGGCCTACGCCATCAAAACTGAACGACGTGACGTGGCAGGTCGGATCGTCGATCATTTTGGTCGACGGACCCCATTTCCAGTTCCAGGGATTGTGCCGCTCGGTGACTCCGATCGACGACTGCATCACGGTGGCGTCCAGCACCACGAATGCCGCTCCGGCAGCCACCGGATCGCGCATGGCGTATTCGCTGCCGAGCTGCCCGCGCAGGAGCCGCGTGAGCTTGTACTGGTCCGGCGCGATCAGCTCGGCGGTTGCGAACTGCAGGATTTCCCATTCGCCGTCGGCATTGCGCACCGCGCAGGTGTTGCCGCCGGCGAGCACGAACACGTCATCGAGCGAGGAAAGCGCCTGCGTCGATGAAATCTGGACAGTGAGGCTGTTCACCATGTCCCAGTTCCAGAGCGGCCCGGAATAGAAGTCGAACAGCGTCCTGCCGATGGTCGAACGGTTGACGACGAGCTGATCCAGCAGGTAGCCGCTGGTGGTTGGCGAGCGGAACACGTTCACGCGCGCCCACGGCTCCGCATAGGCGGCGAGACGTGGCACGCCCGGCACCTCGCTGGGTGTCAGGATCGGCAGGTCCATGATCTCAAGGAGGGCCGGCCCCGGCTCGGTTATAGGCTTGGGCTGCCGCGTCGGCGGCGGGCCGTCGGAGGTGCCGTAGGTCGCCTCGTCGGTGCGCACGAGCTTCGCGGGGCGGCTGTATTCGAAGCCAACGGAGTCAGCGCGCATCTCGAAGATGCGGCCGTTGAGGTCGAGATTGACCACGTCGGTCGGCTCGACCGCAAAGGCCGACGGCGGCAGCGTGAGCTCGGCGCGCTCGCGCGTCACCCAGGCGTCGACCAGCAGCGCATCGACGATGCCCTGCGCCTCCGCGAAGTCGAACACGATCGCGGGCTGCAGCTCGATGGTCTTTTCGCTCGATCCGCGCAGCCGTCGCGCATAGACGTCGGCCGCCTGGAAGTCATTGTCGGGATCGAGGAACTGCAGATGCACGGTGCGCGGCAGCTCCGTCTCCTGCGCGCGGGTGAGGCTGTAGAGACCCTTGCTGTCGCTGCCGGTGTCCACCAGCTGGTCGATCACGAACGTTTCGACCGCGGAGCCGCCACGCTGCACGAACTTGATCAGCCCGCCCGACTCGCACGCATCGAAAAAGTAGAGCTGCATTAGCGGGCCGAGCGCGGAGCGCGGGCTCATCACCTTGTCGATCAGGTAACCGCGCACGATGCCGTTGATCCCGGACACATCGATCGAGACGCCAAGGCCCGCACAGATCTCCGCCACCACGTCGGCGAGTGTGACCAATCCAAGCCGCCCGGTCAGCCAGTGGCCGCGGCGCCAGTTCGGACCGTCGCGCCAGACCAGCGAACTGTTCGGGTACTGCGGATAGGGACGCGCGTCCCAGGTCCACGCCCACATCGAGGCGCGATCGATCATCGGCGCGCCGTAGACCGCCGACGTTGGATTGTGTCCGTTTGCCGGATCCCAGTAGGTCAGGTGCGCTTCGAGGAAGGCGCGCTGGATCAAGTCGTCGCGGCGGCCGGTCGAGAAGTACGGATAGAAGCTCTCCGATGATTTGGGATCGTAAAAAACATTCGGCTGGTTGCTGCCCTTGTCGATCGCCGGACAGCCAAACTCGGTGAACCAGATCGGCTTCGACTGCGGCACCCAGGCTGTCGGCGAGCCGCTCTCGATCCCGCCCGGGCGGTCATAGTGCTGGTTCGCCCACCAGCTATGGAAGTCCTTGTAGCGGAAGACCCATGGCTTGCCGTAGGCGCCATCGGTGACCGGGGTGCGGGTTTGCGTCTTGCGATCATTGCTGGACGCATAGAACCAGTCGAACAGCTCGCCGCCCTCGATGTTGCTCTGCAGGTAGCCCTGGTCGTAGATCGAGGGCGCGCCGGCCTGCGCATCGAGATGCAGCCGCCCCGCGCGCCAGTCCGACAGCGGCATGTAGTTGTCGACGCCGACGAAATCGATGCTGGCGCTCGACCACAGCGGATCGAGATGGAAATAGACGTCATTCGATCCTTCGCTCGGCCGAAAATTCGCGTACTCGCTCCAATCCGCCGCGTAACCGACCTTGCAGCCCGAGCCGACGATCGCCTTCACGTCGACTGCGAGTGTCACCATCTTCGACACCGCCGGGAACGCCGACGCGCTCGACCGCACCGCATTGAGCGCGACCATCTCGGAGCCGATCAGGAAGTCATCCACGCCGCCGGCCGCAACCGCGAGCTTGGCGTAATGCAGAATGAAACGCCGATACGACCACTCGGCAGGCCCGCTATAAGGAATGGTGTCGCCGTTCCAGCCCCCGAAATCGGACGGCGCCGCGCTGCCGAAAAAGGCATCGACTTGGGTTGCCGCCGCCGCGGTCTTGTCAACCGTGCTGGCGTAGCCCGGCGCCGGCGAGCAGGTGATGCGGCCGCGCCAGGGAAACGGCGGCTGCCCGTTGCTCGCGGCATTGTCGCTGTACGGGTTCGGCAGGCTGTTGCCGGCCGGGATGTCCATCATCACGAACGGGTAGAGCACGACGCGGAAGCCGCGCGCCTTCAGCTCCGTAATGGCTTGCACAATCGAGCGGTCGGCCGGCGCGCCGCCGAGCAATGGACCAAAGCTATCGGAGGAGACCACATCGGCGCTGGCGCGCCCGATCCCAGAAACCTGCCAGCTCCATGGCGTGTTTGCCTTGGCGGCAAACTCGATCTTCGGCTTGATCTCGCAATTGCCGCAGCGAAGGTCGGTGCCGTGCCAGGCCACCACGAGCGAGACGGTGTCGATATTCGGGGCGCTCGCCTGCAGCTGATCGAGCGAGACCAGGAAATCGGCCTTGCCGATGCTGCCGTGGCGGTTTTCCGCAATGGTGTGACCGAATCCATCGTCGCGATAGACGGTGTCGGTGGCGTAAGCGAACTCGCCGAGGCTCGGAATGAGCGTGACGCCGGTGAGAATGTCCTCGAGGCGAAGGCCGATGGCGCTGGGGCGGCGGATCACCTCGACGGTGATCTGAGGGATGCGGTTGCCGAATTTCTCGACCGGCATCTCCTCGAAGACGAGGTAGGCAATCCCGCGGAAGCCCGGCACGTTGCCGTCTCCCTCGACCGCCTCGATCTTCGGGTCGGCACCCTGGGTCTCTTCGCCCTTGTAGAGCCGCCAGGTGAACTGCGACATGTCGAGCGGCTTGCCGTCCGCCCACACGCCGCCGATGTCGACGATCGGGCCTTCGCAAAGCCCAAGCGCAAACGAGACATAATAAGTGTAGGTCGTGGTGGTCGTGGTGACGGTCTGTCCGCCACCGCCGCCCCCCTTGCCACCACCGCCCTGCGTCTGTGTGGTCGTAGTCACGACCTCGCGGAAGTTGGTGGCCCAGATGATCTGCGGACTGACCCGCATGCGGCCGTAGACGCGAAGGACCGCCGCCCCCTCGCTTGAGGAGGTGACAAACAGGTTGGTGAGTCGCGGACCTTCCTCCTGGTTCTGGATTGGTCCCGGCGCAAAGAGCTTTTGGTCGATGAAGCCGCCGGCAAAGGCGCCGACGAGCGCGCCGATGGGGCCGCCGACCGCATAGCCGGCGATCGACAGCACAAGCTGAGCCATCGGTCAGTCCGTCACGCCCGAAAACTGGAACGCGTAGGCGATGCGTCGCCGCCAGGCGGCCGGCAGCGCGTTTTCCGCCACCGCGTGCCGATCGTAGGCATGGATGATCGCGTCGGGACCCGAGACGATGGCAGCATGCTTGGCGGGGCCGCGGTCTCGGACACGGATCAGGATCACGTCGCCCTCTTTGAGCGGCTCGGCATCGCGGAACGGCGCCGCGTCGATCTCGACGAGGTGCCGGCGGGCGGCATCGCGCAAAGTCTCCTGGCCGGTCTCCTCAGCCCAATTCGGCGAATAGGGCGTGATCGGCTGCTTCTCAGGGCCGCAGAAGACGCGGTAGACGCCGCGAATGAGCCCGAGGCAGTCGGCGCCAGCGCCCTTGAGCGAGGCCTGGTGCCGATAGGGTGTGCCGATCCAGGAGCGGGCTTCGGCCAGGATCTCGGCGCGGCTAACCTTGGCCGCCGACTTTTGATCCGCCATCGTTGGCGTCTCCGGTGTTGGCATAGCTGGTCACCGCGTCGTTTCCGGGGATGTACGGGAAGCCGCGGAAATTCGGTACGTTGTTGAAGCGGTCGCGGCAGGTGGCGAGGCTCTTGTCGCAGCCGGCGGTCACCGAGAACGTATCGCCGACCACGATGTCGAACGGCATGGTCTCCCAGAGCTCGAACGAGACCTCGGCGCCGTTGTTGACATGGAATTTGATTTCCATGATGGCCCCGGTATTGGCGCCGGTCAGCCACGTCACCTTGCCGCCGGTGAACCAGCCATCCTGGTAGCCGTTAAGCCCGCTCGCCGAGAATGTGTGATTGGTAGCGACGCCATCGACTGTGCCGCTGCCCTTGTAGGTCGGCGAGTTGAGATCGACGGTGCAACGGGCATCGCCGAGATCGGCGTCGCAGGAGCGCTGATAGAGGCGCCCGCGTTCCTGATTGAGCGCGTGCGAGAGGCCGCGCATCTCGGTCGTGAACGCGTTGAGCCCCCGCGAAATCTCCCCGACCGACCCGCAAAATACGATGTCGCGGTCATTCACGTCGGTCCAATCGACCAGGAACAACGTGAGGGACGCATTGTCGTAGAGGCCGGCGGCCAGATCGGATTCGTTGAGATGGTCGCTCTGCAGCGCGCCGCCGATATCCATCGTGTCGACGTTGAGCGCGAGCGTCTGCGTGACGGCCGACGCCGTCATGCCGGCAAGCCGCTCATAAGTGACGCCGTCGAACGTCAGGTCCTCGTCGTGATCGGTGAATCCGATCTTCACGCCATCCGTCCGCTGCAGCAGCCAGCAATGGCAGAATGTGGTGAGCCCGCTTGCGAGCTTGTCTCGCATCGAGGCTGACAAGTCGCGCATGCGTGAGGCCGGACCCTATTCGCGAACTTCGACGAGGTCGATCTGCGAGACGACCTGCTGATCCCAGGCGTTCGCTTGAACCGGCAGATGGTCGGTGTCGAACCGCACCGGCACGTCGAACTCGAAACTCGCAGTCGGATTCGACCCTGGCGCGGACGCGAAGGCGACCTGGCCGGTCAGATAATCGATGCCGGCCGGCGTGACCGGCGATCCGCCAACCTTGACGGTGACCGTGCCGACCACCAGCTTGGTGATGGTGCGGACATGCTGGAAGCCGCCGATGTCGTAACGCTTGACCAGTTGCCAGACGGTCGGCGTGATCTCGACCATGAGCTGGTCGGCGGCGTCGTAATCGTTCCAGTCCTTGAGCCGGAACGAATAGGCCCGGCCCTTCACGACATGAAAGAACGCGATCACGTCGAGCATCTGCCCGCGCGTGCGGATGCCGGTCGAGATATTCCATTTGCCGCGCGCGTTCGCCCACAGGATGTTGCGCTCCTCGGCGCCCGAGGCGAGCGTCACCACATTGGTGGAGAATGATGGTCCACCGGTCGCCCCGCGCGCCACATAGGGCGGAAACGAGATGTCGCGGAACGGCAGGGGCATTTTCTCAGCTTCCGCGCATGCCCATCCGCACCGCGCGCGCGAGGTCGGCGGCGACCTGGGTGCGGCTCGCCTGGAACGCGGCCGGGCTCGGGGTCTGGATCGTCACGTTGACGACGGGCGCGACCGGCATTGCGCCACGCGCGCCGTAGGTTCGCGCCTCGTCGCGGCTGAGCACCCGCTCACCGTGCTGCAGGATTGCCGGCACCTCGTCAGGCGAGAGGAACGCGCCGTCGTGGAAGCGCGGCGCGCTCCGGAACAGGGCTGCCGGCAAGGCGGCCGATCTTCCATCCAGCCCCACCACGCCGCCCTCGTGGAATTTGAAGCCCTTCAACAGGCCACCGAGCAGCCCGCCGACATCGCCGAGCGTGGTGAGGTTGGTGCCGAACAGGAAGTTCTTGAGCGGATTGAGCACCGCGAGCTTGAGGATTTCCTTTTCGATGTCAGCAAGCGCGGCACGGCCGGCGTCGGCCCAGGACTTCCAGTCGAGCTTGCCCTGAACGATGAGGTCGGCGAAACGGTTGAAGGTCGTATCGGTTATGCTCTGCAGGGACTGCATGGCGCCCTGCGAGCGGGCGAGCGACTGGTTGAGGCGCTCGATGTAGGCCGCATTGGCGAGGATCGCCTGGCCTTCGGCGCTGGCGAGGTCGATGCCCTTCTGCCGGAGCTGCTGCTCGGCCTGCAGCTGGGCGATGATGACGGCCCGCTGCGATTCGCCGATGCCGGCGAGATCGATCTGCTTCTGCAGAAGCTCGACCTGGTTGCGCTGATTTTCCAGCGTCTGCAGGGCCGCGGCGCGCGCCTGCTCGCCATGAAGCCGCGCATAGGCGCCGCGCAACGCATCGATGACACGGCCGAGTGTGGCTTTCGCATCGCCCTCGGCGAGCGATTGCGCGATGATCAGCGGACGCAGCGCCTGCTCGACCTGCATCTGCCGCTGCGCCTGCTCGGTCGAAAGCCGGCCGGCAAAAACGGCGTCGTTGAGCCGCCGCTGAGCGGTTGCCTCGGCCCCAAGGTCGTTGACGGACTTGGCCGACTGTGCCGCCTGTTCGGCAATCTGCTCGCGCAACAGATCGCGCGCCCGGCTCTCGACATCAACGCCGTTCTGCACGGCCTCGGTCAGCGCCTTGCGGCGGACCTCGGCCTGCTGGGCAGCTGCGGCGCCCTTGAGCCAGGCTTCGGCAAGGCCAAGCGTCGCCTTGGTGTTGACGTCGAGGACGCGCGCCTGGTCGATCAGCGCCTGCGTCGCCTCGGCACGCGCCTTGGCGCCGGCCCGCGTGATGTCAGCTTCCGCAATAGCGACCGGGATCGCCTGCCCGGCGAGTTCCAGCCGCCGCCGTTCCTCTGCGATGGCCGCCTTCTGGGCCGGGGTCTTGGCGGCCAGCGCCTGGATCTCGAGCTCGTCGAGACGGCGGGCCTTTTCGGCCGGATCGAGCCAGGTCTGGATCGCTCGCGTCACCGCATCATAGGCGGTCTCGACCTGCTTGAGGTCGGCAACCTTCTGGCGGGCGAGCGGGTCGTCGAGCGCCGTGCGAATCTGCGCCTCGCGCGCTTTCAGCGATTGCAGCTCTTCGAAGCCGGGCGTGAGGTCGCGCGCCACGCTGCCGGCACGAACCGACAGCTCGTTGGCCTTCGCCTCCTTGGCGCGGACCGCAATGACGTCGAGCTTCGCCTCGATCTTGGCGATCTCGGCATCGACCTGCGCCAGCATCCGCGTGTTGAAATTGCGGGCTTGCGCAGCAAAGCGGGTCGGCGGGTTCTCGATCAGCGCCTGCAGCCGGGCGCGTTCCTGTTGCAGCTCCTTGAGCCGCTCCTCGATCGGGGCACCGTCGAGAACGCGAGAGATCGCGCGGCCCATGGCGTCGTAGGCGTTCGACGCCATGCGGCCGACAAAGTCCCAGGCGCGCCCAAGCGCCGTGGTGGCATCGGCCGCGTTGACGAGGCTTCCCTTGAGCGCCTCGAGCAGGACCCGCTGCGCGGCGGTGCGGTCGTTGTGATCGGCAAGCGTGCGGACATACTGCCGGGTCCGATCGTCGAGAAAGTTGAGTTTGGCGTTGAGCGCATCTGCACCCTTGATCGGGTCGGCAAACGCGCCCGCCAGCTCCTTGGCGGCGGTCGCAACGTCGGTACCGGTGGTCGCCGCGTAATTCTTGGCGACTTTGATCAGGCCTTCGAAATTCGAGACCGCGATCCTGCCAGTCTGCAGGAAGGCGGCCTCCATTTCGCGCGCGGCCGCAACTGAGACGCCAGCGGTGGATGCCGATCGCTCGGCGATGCGCTCGATCTGGCCGACGGTGGCGCCGGCAGCTCGGCCGGTGCCGCCGAGCGCGACCTCAAGCTCCTTCTGCGATTCGATGTAGCGGTAATAGGAGTAGCCGACCGCAGCGCCGATCGCCGCGATACCGGCGACCACCGCCATGGTGGGCGAGATCAAGCCGGTAAGGCCCTGCCAAAGTCCTCGTAGCAGCCCGCCGAGGCCGCCTTCGCCCAAGGCCGCCGAGGCCTTGATGCCCTCGGTCGTCAGGACCCGCATCGGGCTCTGGCCGGCAATCAGCGCATCGATGCTGTGGCGCGCCGCCGAACCGAGAATTAGGACCTGGTTTGTGGTCAGCGCTGCGCTGCCACCGTATTTCTCGATGACGGCCGCGGCTTCCTTGTAGCGGCTGTTGGCAAGCGCGACGGCGGCGGCGTGCTCGGCCTGCGTGATCGCGCCGGCCTTGAACAGCGAGCCTGCTTCCGCGACGTCGGTGTTGAGCTTCTTCTGCGCCGTTCCGAGCGGATCGATCTGCGCGCGCAGCGCCGAGGTTCTGGCTTCCAGGTCCTCGGCGGCCCTGGCGGTGTCCTCGAAGACCGCAGCCGACTCGCGCGCCGATTTGGGCTGCGCCGTGTTGACGCCCAGAACCTGGTTGAAACTGCGCTGCGATTGGTCGGCGGCGCCAGCCTGTCGTGCGGCTTCCGCCAGGCGCTGAAGGCGCTGAGCCTGACGATCGGCGGCGGCGCCCGTTGCGTCCATGTCGGCCGCAACGCCGCGGAACGCATCCTGCCCGGCCTTGCCGACCTCATCGAAGGCACGCTTGACGTCAGCCTTGCCCTCGACGCCGAGGCGGATCGAGACTTGTGTCGTGGACATCGCTCGCTATCGCTCGCGCGTGGTGGTGCTCATTCACGATCACGTGCGTAGGCCCGCACGATGATTGGCTCGACCTCAGGAAGGAGCTCGACGAGGAGTGGAGTGAGCGCGCCCATGGCGTCGGCAAGCAGCAGCACCGCCGCGAAATCGACCGCGTAGACGCCACCCATCACAGCGCGGACCTGTCCGGCCGCGCGCTTAAGCACCGCCCAGGCGGCTATGCCGTCCGGAGTCTGTGGCGCGTGTTCGAGATACGGGCAGGCGGCGCAGGTGTCAGGACACGCGGCGCAATAGCCTTCGCCCCCGCCGAAGTGCCATTCGGCGAGAGCGATCAGACGTTTTTTTCCGCGTCCTGGATCAGGGCGGGACCGACATAAAGGCGGTCGATCGCGTCGAACACCGGCCAGTGCTCAAGCGCCGCATCGATCGTCTCTTTGCTTGGCTCGACCGGATTGCCGTCGGCGTCGCCGATGCCCTCCCAGGCAGCAATCCCCGAATGCGCGAGCGAGCTCGTGAACGCAACGCCGGCTTTCACCATCGCGTCGTCGCCGCCGACGCGTAGTACATCAGCGGCGGCGGTGCGCGCGAGCAGAATTGCAGCAACCGAGATGGGCCGGAACTGCACGCGCACCCCGGCAACGAGATCGAGCCAGAACGGCTCGCGGTCGGTGTTGAGCTTGAGCATGGGCGCATTAGAGCGGCGCGCGGCATCGGCCGACGCCTTGGATTTGGCCTTGGTCATGTTCGGAATCCTGTTTGTCAGTAAGCGGCAACGTCGTTGACCAGTACCGCGGTGCAGGTCTTGAGCAGGGCCGGGTCCTTGGCGGCCTGCCAGGCGAAGGCCGCCTGGATGCCGCCCGGACCCTGGATCGGCGTCTTGGGCTTGGGCAGGAAGGCGCTGTGCACGGTGAAGAGCAGCGACTTGTCGGCATCGATCGCCCAGCCGAACGAGAGCTCGCAGGGGTCGCCCGAGGTCGCCTGATCGAGCAGCACAGTGTCGGCAAAGCGCACGTTGACGCTGCCGGTGACCGCGACCATCGCCGGATCGGCGTCTTCGATGCGGCCATCGGGACGGATGACCTCGACCTTGTCGAGATTGTTGGCATAGGTGAGCTCGGCCGAAACGATGTGGCCGAGCGCGGTGCCGTTGCGCTTGATCTCGCCCATGAACTGGGAGAACCGCTCGATCGCGGCTTCGCTCGGCGAGCCGGCGGCCGACGAGGTCGCTTTCGTCTCGCCCTGGGCGATCAGACTCATGGTGGCGTTGAGGAGCCCGGACCGCTGCAGCTGAATCTTCATGGTGTTGGCGCGCACGCCGACGTTCATGCCGTAGCTCGGCACTTCCGGCATACCGATCTCGATTGCCATGGAGGGCAGCGTCAGCGCGCCCGACACGAACGTATGGGTAATGACACCCGAATTGTCGACCGAGGTCGGAGCGCCCATCAGGAGCTTGAGCCAGTAGCCGAAGTTGCGCAGGTCGACCGGCACGACGGCGTCACCGTCGTTGTTGACCACATCCCGGCTAGGCGGCAGCGGCTCGCGGCCGTAACCCAAGAGGTCGCTTGCGATCAGGTTCTGCTCGTCGCCAAGCGCCGAGGAAACGAACGGCAGCTTCTTGAAGCCGGCAACCGGGGCGATGCCGTAAGTCGTTTCGAATGCCGCAGCCATGACGGCGTTGGCGCCGCGTGCGCGTGCCATGGGAGTCTCCGATGATAGAGGGGGTTCAGTTCAGGGGATCGGTCGTGCCGTAGACCGCGACGATTGCGACGTCGGCCCAGCGGCCTGCGCGGGCTCCGGTCGTCTCGATATCTTCCGTCGCCGGTGCTTCGGCCTCGATAAAATCGCACAGGGCGCCAAGCGTGCGGTCCGCGCTCACGGCCGCTCCGATCGCACCGAGCATTCCGTCGAGCACCTGCTCACGGGTCTCGCTCGAAGTCTCATACGCCGCGATCTCGACCGCAATGCGGTGCGTGTAGATATAGATGAGGGGCGACAGGATGACTTCCGGCTCGCCCGGATCGCCATCGCGGATGATCGCAAGCCCGCCCGGCGGGATGCGCTCCGGTTTGGCGAGGTTACGCTTAACGTCAGCGTTCGGCAGCGCGGACGTGACCAGCGCCCTGATCGCGTCGAGCACCTGTTCTCGTCGGCTGGTCATCGTGCTGTCGCCATGAGAACCGAAGCAATGAAGGCGAAAGATAGAAGCGTCATAAGGATCGCAACTCTCTTGTGATCCACCATCATCTCCAATGACTCGCGAGCAGGCTGGGGACGCGATCAGCCCAACGCCGAGCCGCGCTTGCGATGTCGAGTCGTTTTTGCAACGTGACCTGCGGCACCAGGATGAACACCACCACGGTCGAGCGGCCCTTCAACCGCGTGAATTGCGCGCCGGCGCGGGTACGGCCGATGTTCGGCCGCGCGAGCCCCTTCTTGCTCAGCCGCGCGTTGTCGGCGACGAGCAGCGACGGACGCCCGCGGCGATAGACGAAGCGCAACTTCATGCCGGTCCGGCGTTCCCACCCGCCCGGCGTGATCCGCTTCATGCCGCCGGTCGCGCTCAAGCCCTTCACGCCCGCAGCAGGGGTCGGGATCGCGAGCCAGAAGCCTCGGCTCGACTTGATCGTCACGCCGCGATCGAACGCATCGACGATGTTGGGCGCCTTCGACCAGACAAAGGACGCCGCTTCGAGACTGACACCGCCTTCCGGATAAGTCTTACCGCGCCAGGTGTTGGCGAGGCGCTGCCCGAGGCCGGCATCGACCACATCGGCCCGAAGATCGGCCTTGAGGCCTTCGGTCGCCTCCCGCATCGCGCTGGTGACGGACCGCGCCGCATCGCCCTCTGCCTCGGTCAAACCCTTGGTGAGGTCGTCGGTCTTGAGCGTGAACCGCATGGATCATGCCGGCGGTGCCGCCTCGCAGGTCCACACGAGCCGCAGGTTGTCGAGAGTCGGCGTCGCGATGACCTCGAAGGTCTCGCTTTCGATCTCGACCGTGTCGCCGCTCGCGGGCTCTGAGACCTGAGAGCGGCGCACGTCGATCAGCGTGGTCGGCAGGATCGCGCGGCTGTCGCCGAAGGAGCCGACCTGGTCGGGCCGCTTGGTGATGATGCGGACGGACACTCCGTTGCCCACACCGCCCGCGCGCCAGATGGCGTCGCGGGCGATGTTCGGGTCGGCGAACAGCGCGTCGGTTGCCGCGGCAAACGCGTCCATCACTCAGTTGCTGGTCAGAATCTTGACCGCAAGCCGTGGCCGCTTGTTGACCGGCAGCGGCGAGGCCTCGGTCTTCACATCGATGGCGCTGCCGTCCTGACGCGCAATCTGCCGGGCATAGATCGGCAGACCCACGGTGTTGACGGTCTCGATCAGGTTCGCCGGAGACCCATAGGTCACGAACGTGTCCATGGTGCCGAGCGGAAACGCGATGCCTTCACCTGCCGGGACCAGCGTTTCGGTCGCACCGGTCGAGAGCGTGACGGTGGCGTTGTATTCCTCGAACACAATGCCGGCGAATGGGAAACGCCGGCGAGTGTCCTCGCGCAGCGGCTGGGCACCGGTCGAGGAGAAGTACTTGTAGGCGTCCTCGACCTTGGCATGCCCGATCAGCTTGTCGAAGAACCCCGGGCTGACCAGCGCCAGCACCCCGTTCATGGTCTCGCCTTTGAGCTCGGTCTCGATGTCGCGCAGCACCTCGCGGCATTTGGCCTGGACATTCGTTGTCCCGGTGCCGAGCACGAAATCGACCGACTGTTGGGCGAGGCCGAACTCGTCGAAATAATCGTAGAGCTCGGTGCCGGCGCCGTCCTTGACGACGCCGCGCAGGGCGTTGATCTCCATGTACTCGCGGGTCTGGGCGTGCTTGGCCCGCATGCGGGTGAGCTTGCGCTCCATGACGGTCGCGAGCGGATCGGCGGCGTCCGCCACCCCGAAGCCGCGCACGCCTTGGATGTCCTGCGGGGTGATCACGTCGTCGTGCGGAATCCAGGGCACCGTGAACGAGCGCATCGAGCGCGTGTCGCGATTGGCGACCGTCGCCGGCCCGCCGAGCGGCACGGTCGGCAAGAGGTTCAGCACGCCTTCCGCCTGCTCGATGATCACGCTGCGCTGCGTGACGCCCTCGAAGCGGAACAGGCCCATCTCGCCGAGGCGAGTGTAGATGTTGGGCAGGATGTTGATGGCTTGCGTCATCTCGGCGAGCGTATAGCCGCCCGCGTCGAAGGGATTGATCATCGGGGCCATGGGGTCGAGTCTCCTTGAAAATGCTGCGGGCCCCGACGGGGATTTCCGTCGAGGCCCGATGTGAAAGCTCGGGTTCGAGTGAGATGGATCAGGCGGTGTCGCGCGGCACGATGCCGGCGGCGGAAAGCTGGGCGTCCTTCACAGCCTTTTTCGTGTTGTCGTCGACCGAGGCGTCGAACACGAGCGCCGCCTTGGACACGACCGCGGGGCCACGCGCGACGACGAGGCCGGTCTTGTCGGCAGCCGCGGCATCGACCGCTTCGATCAGGACCGCCACGGCCGTCTCGGCACCTTCGTCGCCGACGACCTGGGCGTTCGGCGAAAGCCGGTACTTACCTGACGCCGTGATCTTCCCGAGCACGGAACCGAGCGCGTAGTTGGTGCCGGATTTGAGCGTCACGGTCTCGCGGCTGTAGTTGCCGTTGAGCTCGTATTTCAGCAGATCGCCAAGCGTCGGCGCCATGGTGAGTGTGGGCATGTCGGATGCTCCTTATGTTGATCAGGCGCGCGACGCGGCGGCGCGTTCCTTCGCGCGCCGCACGATCGGGCTATCACCTGCGGTTGGGGTGGACGGCGCCGCGGCAATCACGCTCGTCGCCTCGGCACGCGCGGCGAGCGCATCGAGCACCGAGCGGCGCAGCACGTCGGCCGAGATGCCCTTTCGCATGGCGCCCGCCGCGTCGACCGTGACGCCAAGGCGCGCCGCTTGCGTCGCGATTGCGGCGATCTCGGCAAACTCCGCGCGCAGCTTGTCCGCCACATTGGCGTCGGAGACCGGCTCCGAAAGCGTTGGCTTGGGATCGGGGGCGGCGTCCGTTGGCACTGGCTGCGTTTCGACCGGCGGCTGCGGCTCCCTCGGTTGGTCCTGGATCTGTTCGGCTTCGTTCGTCGCCATGGATGGGCTCCTGTTGGGTGTCGGGTTGATGAGTGCGCGGGGGGACGCCGCGCGGTCGAGTTCGGTGGCCATTTCGGCAATGGCGAGATCGAGGGTGCCGAGCTGGTCGGCGAGGCCTACGCGAATGGCGAGCTCGCCGCGGTAGATAGCGGCGTTCGTGCCACGCACCGTCTCAACCGGCAGCCCGCGATTGGCAGCGACCAGCGCGCAGAACTCGGCGTAGAGCCGGTCGACGTCGGCCTGGATGGTCGCGCGGGCACGTTCCGAAAGCGGCTCGTGCGCGTTGCCATCGACCTTGCGCTCGCCAGCGAACACAAAGGTCCACGCGAGTCCCGCTTTGGCGTCTGCTCCGCTCTCATCGACATGGACCGCAACCACGCCGATCGAGCCGACCTCGCCGGTGCGGGTGACGTAGACCCGATCAGCTGTGCTCGCGATGGCGTAGGCGGCCGATAGTGCGCTCTCGTTGGCGACAGCCCAGAGCGGCTTTGAGCTGGCGCTCCTGATGACACTAATTTGCTCGACCAAATCGAACAGGCCGCCGACCTCGCCGCCGGGAGAGTCGACGTCGAGAATGACGCCGCGCACGGTCGCGTCATCCACCGCGGCGGCAATCGCGTCCGCGATCTCTCCGTATGACTGGAGCCCGCTGGCGGCGTCGAGATAGCCAGAGCGGCCCACCAGGGTGCCGATCACCGACACGACCGCGATCCTTTCGACCGTGATCGAAATCGGCGGCGCCGGATCAGGCTCGGGATTGGTCGGTTCAGCGACAGCCCCGCTGAAACGTGGGGCCAGCACGCCGAGGATGACCTCGAGCTTGGCGCGCGCGATCATCAGCGGCGTCCCGAACACCCGGGAGGCCACATGCGGCAGATTGAGCATTGTCAGCCCTTCAGTTGGCGCTGGATGCATCGGCCTGGTCGCTTGGCAATGGCGTCCCAGGCGCGATCGAGCCGAAGGTCAGGCCGAGTGACTGCTCGCGCGCCTTGTCGGCTGCGATCTCGACGTCGACCTGCTCGGCGTCGTAGCCGCGCTCGGCGAGCGCCTGAGTGCGGCTCTTCAAGCCTGCATCGATCTGTTCGATTTCCGCGCGCGCGTCCTTGAGCGGATCGACCCAATCCCACTTCGGGGGCAGCCAGCCGCAGGCGAGATACTCGCGTCGGCTCTGGTCGTAGTCCGGCAGATCGAGTGCGCCCGCGAGCACTGCAGTGTCCATCCAGCGCGCCCACACCTGGCGGCAGAGCTGCCAGACGACCACGGCGTGCTGGTAGGCCTCGATGCGGCGACGGAATTCGAGCAACGCAAGGCGCGAGTTCGAATAGTTCGCCTTGAGCATGTCGTTCGACAGGTACGCGTAGGGCACGCCCAGCGCCGCCGAGACCTGCAGCAAGGTGCGGTACTGGAACGGCTCGTAGGTCTGGCCTGAATCCGCAGGTGCGGAAGTCTGCACCTCCTCGCCCGGCTCCAGCATGGTGATCTGCCCTGGCTGCAGATCGATCGTGCGCTCGTCGTTCTCGTCCCGGCCCTCGGCAGCATCGAGCGGCTCGGCCGGCGCCGGCGTCGTGATGAACAGCGCGTGCATTGCCGCGACCTTCTTCCGATCGAGCTCGGCATCGTCATACTGGTCGAGCAGGAACAGCTTCACGATGCCGGCGGCAAAGCGCGAGACACCGCGCAACTGGCCTGCATCGACCGGATCGATGACATGCACAATCTCGGAGGCCGGCACGCGCACGATGTCGCCGGCAAGGCCGGGATCCGTGAGGTCGCCCGGGTGCCGGCGCAGGAAATGGTAGGCGACGCGGCGGCCGATCGCATCGAACTCGATCCCTTGGCGAATGACATTGCCGCCAGGAACAGACTCGTTGCGATTGAGCGGCAGCATCTCCGAGGGGATCATCTGCAGCTGGAGCGGCACCGTGAGGCCGTCCTGCGGCCGGCGCGGCCGGAACCGAAAGAACACCTCACCCGCGATGAACACTTCTCGCGCCGAACGCCGTTGCAGCCCGTAGAAATCGGTGAAGCCTTCGGCATCGGCCTCATCGGTCCAATTGAGCCAGAGCTTTTGCGCCTGGGCCTTGATCCCGGAATCCGAGATCATCGAGGACGGCTTGATGCCGGCGCCGACCACGTTGCCGGCCCAACTCTCGATCGCGTTCGCCGCATAGCCGTTGTTGCGCACGAGCCAGCGGGCGCGCGCCGTGATGTCCGGTCCGGCGGCTGCGATCAGGGTGTTGAGATGCGCCCGGCTCGGCTGGAAGCCTTTCAGTCGCCGGTTCGCAAGCCCGGCCTCGAACCCGCCGATGAATGCTCCGACTCGGCGCCGGAATGCTGTCAGCGAGGCGAACACTCAGAGTCCCTTCGAAGCTGACGTCAGAATTCGGCGCTTGCGGCCGCCCTCTTGGGCCGCGGCAATCCGACGCTCCAGATCCGTGATGGCGGCCGCCATCTCGGCATCCGAGGCGTAGGTCACGCGCCGCCCGTCGATTTCGACCGTGCGCACGCCACGAAAGCGCGCAGCCAGCAGCGCGTCGCGCTGCGCCGTCATCTCTTCGAGCGTCATCGGTCAGCTCACGTAGCTTGATCGGAACACACGTCGCCCGCGACGCTCGGGCCGGCGCCGGATCACGCCGGCGAAAGTCTCAGAGAGAGCTTCAGACGGTTGATCGCTTTCCACTTCTTCCGCGGCTCCGACCTGCTGTTCCAAGTCGCGCCACATCGCTTCGGTCCAGCGGTCGGCGCCGGCAATCCACGCCGCGGCACGCGCGTAGACCCGGCAGTCGAGCGCTTCGTTGCGTTCGCGCAGCTTCTGCCATTCGAGGCGGGTGAAGCCGCGCCTAGTTTTCACCGTGACGAGTTGCTCGGCGACAAGCTGCTTCACCCACTCGGCTTCGGCGCCGCGCGGCAGGTGCACGTATCCCGCCGGGCATCTTAAGCCTGCAGCGATTTCCTCATCGGTTGGCGTCGACAAGCGCAGGTAGCGATACGTCTCGCTCTTGAATGTTGCGACCGCGATCGTCCACAGCCGCGCACCGCGGCGCAGCTTCTTGCCGCCCTCCGTGACGTCGACATGCGTCGGTCCGATCACCGGCGCCGCGCGATTGAACCCTTCGACGCCCTTGATCGGCGCGACCTGGGCGTGGCCCGCCTTGCGAGCCCACGCGTAAACGGCTGGCGACTCGTAGCCGGTATCGATCGCGAGCTTTGCGATGCCGATCCGTGTGCCGTGGGCGTGCAGCCAGGTTCGATCGAGCAGTCCTGCGAGCTCGTCCCAGGTCTCGCTTTGCTCGGGTCCGCCGTCGACTACGATGTGATCGACGAGCCAGCTTTCGAGACCTCGGCCCCAGCCCCAGACGTCGACTTCGATGCGATCCTTCTGGACGTCGGCCCCCGCCGTCAGGAACAGGCCGCCTCGCGGCAGCGTGCCGATCTGCCAGGACTCGCGGCGCTCATAGAGCCGCTGCCAATCCGGCGCCTCGCCGGTCTCGATCCAGGTCTCGCCAAGCACGCTGTTCTTGAAGCTGCGCTTGGCCTCGTCGGTGGTCGCCGATTCCCACAGCCGGGCGATGTTCTCCCAGGAGAACCAACCGATCGGCGAATAGAGCGCCGAAATGTGAAAGCCGATGGTGCCGGGGTCCTGGGCTTCTGCGGTCGGACGCCACTCGCCGGCCTCGAGCATGGCGGTCTTGTGGTGCTCCTCGATGCAGCCGTCGCAGGACTCGCAGTCGTAATATGCAGTCTCGGGCTTGCCCTTGTCCCAGCGCAGCCGCTCAAATTTGAGCCACTGCATCTCCCGGCAATGCGGGCACGGCACGAAGTAGCGCCGCTGGTCGGAAGCTTCGTACTCGCGTTCGATCCGCGAGAGCCCGTGAATGGTCGGCGTCGATCCGAGCAGAACCTTCGAGCGCCATGAGAAGGTGCGCGTGCGCGCCTCGGCAAGCGCAACCGGATCGCCTTCCTCGTCGGCCGACGGCGGATAGGCATCTACCTCGTCGAGGAACAAGTAACGCGCCGGCATCGAGCGCAGGCCGACCGCACTGTTAGCGCCGGTGATGACCAGCAGGCCTGCCGGAAACTCTTTCGACAACACCGTGTTGCCGGCATCGCGCGAGCGCGCCGGCTTTACCCGCTCGCGCAGCGCCGGGCTCTCGTTGACCAGCGGATCGATGCGCTGGCGCGAGAACCGCTTGGCAAGCTCGACGGTGGGCTGCACCGCGAGCATCGGCCCGGGCGCATGATGGATGACGTAGCCTATCCAGTTGTTGCCGCCCTCGGTGAAGCCGACCTGCGCAGACTTCATCACCACGATGCGACGCGCTGGATGTGTTGGCGACAGCGCATCGATGATCGCCCGCATGTAGGGCGTGCGATCGGTGCGGTAGCGGCCAGGCTCCGCTGAAGCACGTGGGCTCAGCACCCGGTGTCGATCCGCCCATTCGGAAACCGAGAGCGCAGGGTCCGGCGTAAGCCCATCGCGCCACGCCTGGCTTAGTTCCTCCGCGCCGTCGAACGCGAACAGGTCACCGGAATTCCGCTCGAATCTCTGCGAGCTCGGTGAGGTGACCGCGGACATGCGTCTCGATGAGTTTCTGGACCGCGTGTGCCTCCACGCCGAGGTCGGCCGCCATCAAAGCCGCGACGCGCGCCGGCCAGTTGAGCCAGGAGTCCCGTTCCTCGCGCGCCAACCGAAACACCAGCGCGGTGGCGCGAGCGCGGTCCACCAGCTCACCCTTCATGCGCTGCAGGCGAAGCCGCGCGAGATGCGCCTTGGCGATTTCGTGGGCGGTGCGCGCCTGGACGAAAGTGACGCTGCCGCCGGCGGGAAGTCCCTGCTCCTTCAGCGTCTCGCGAACGGAGCCGAGCGCGGCCTCGCCGACCGGACGAAGTTTCTCCGTTGGCGCCTTCGGTTTGGACTTCGCGCGCCCTGGGTCCGTCGAACGCTGCCACGCTGCGTCGGCTTTGGCGGGATCGATCGTGCCGTCCGGCTCAAGCGGGATACGTCCGGCCTTTGTGGCCTTGAGCACGGCAACGTGGCTGACGCCACGCCGCTTGGCATAAGCGCGGATTGATAATCCCATGATGATTGTGCGGCGAACTAAGCAACCAAATGATCCGATTATTCGCTTGGCTCCGGGCCGAAGCAGCGCCTCTATGGCGTCATCACAGAACTCAGACCGCCAGGAGGAGCGCGACCATGGATGACTGGGGTGGCCTTTCGCCCGCAGAGATTCGCGCGCGCGTCGCCGCCGCGCGCGAGCCGGCGCTCCGAAAATTCCTGGCGAATTGCGGCGCGCGGGTCCAGCCCGGAGAGACACTCGAACAGGCAGTCAGGCGCGTACAGCTCGTCGTATTTGGCGTGATCCGGCAGGCCGCCGAGACTGCGCTTCCCAACGAAACCTTCCAGCAATCCATGGACCGCGTCCTGTCGCGCCGAAGCTGATTGGCTTCCGCCCCACAAGTGCTCTGCCCCGCTCCAACGCGGGGCTCGGGGTCGTAGAAGATGGGGTGGTTGCCGCCCTCTTCAGACGGCATCGCAGTGTGCCAAAAAGGTGGTCTTCAGAACCACAAGCAGAAGGGACGGCAACCGTGACGAAAGATACGATGATCGGCGTCGATTTGGCAAAGCGTGTTTTCCAGCTCCATGGCGCCTCGATGACGGGGCACGTGCAGTTTCGCAAGAAGCTCTCACGCCTACAGTTCGAAAGGTTCATGGCCCAGCACCCTCCGGCAGTTGTGGTGATGGAGGCCTGCGCGGGTGCGCATTTCTGGAGTCGTGAACTTACCCGCCTTGGACATGAGGTGAAGCTGATCGCGCCCCAATATGTCCGTCCCTTCGTAAAGCGCCAGAAGAACGATGCTGCCGATGCTGAGGCGATCGTCACCGCGGCGCAGCGTCCCGATATGCGCTTCGTCGAGCCCAAGGATGAGGCCGCCCAGGCGCGCGCCGTTCTGTTCCGCAGCCGGGCGAGGCTCGTGCACCACCGTACCGAATTGATCAATGCGCTCCGTTCGCATCTCTACGAGTTCGGCCACAGCTTTCCGCAGGGGCTGGTTGCGATCAAACGGATTTCGGCGTTCGTCGAGGATCCGGCGAGTGCCATTCCCGAGCTGGTTCGCGCGGAATGCCGGGACCTGCTCGACCAGATCGCCCAGGCGAGCACGCGCATCAACGCGCGGATGAAGCAGATCAAGGCACTGGCCACCCAGACGGACACAGCTCGGCGACTGCAGACGATGCCCGGGGTCGGCCCGCTCATCGCGCTTGCGGTCGAAGCCTTCGCTCCCGACATGAGCTCGTTTCGGCGGGGCCGCGACTTCGCCGCCTGGCTCGGCCTTGTGCCGCGCCAGCATTCCTCGGGCGGCAAGGAGCGGCTGGGGCGTGTCTCCAAAGCCGGACAGATTGACATCCGGCGCCTGCTCATCATGGGCGCCATGTCGCGGATCAACTGGCTCGGGCAAAAATCCATCGCCGCAGGCTCGTGGCTGGCACGGATGCTGGAGCGCAAGCCGAAGATGCTGGTTGCGATCGCGCTGGCGAACAAGATGGCCCGCGCAATCTGGGCCATGCTGACGAAGGGCGAGGATTACAGAGACCCGGCGCTGGCTGCCGCTGCATGACCATGCAGATTGGAAAGGTCAGACACCGGTGACGGAGGTGTGAGAAGGCGAAGACCCGAATGGGCGTAACGATCGACAAGATCTGGATCGGGAAAACCAGAGCGGCCCACAGAGCCTTGAGCTCGGGTAGAAGATTTGGACCCGATCCGCAGATCACCATCCTGGCCCGCGGCATTGGACAGGCCGCACATCAGAGGCCTGACACAAGACCGCACTCGATCACTGCGCTCATCGGCAAAAAGCCTCTTGCTCCTGGGGCGGCAACCACACAAGGGTCGCGATGGTCGCGGCCCGACTATGAAGGAGCCCGAGATGGCAAAGACAAGCAAGGCAAGGACCAGCAAGGCCAAGACCAAGACTTCTCCGAAGCGGAAGGTCCAAGCAAAAGCCAAGACGCCCGGCACACGCGCCAACAGCAAGCAGGCGCAGCTCATCGAGATGCTCAAGCGTCCCGAGGGCGCCACGATCGATGAGATCGTCAAGAAGTTCGACTGGCAAGCGCACACGGTGCGCGGGGCGCTCGCCGGCGCACTCAAGAAGAAGCTTGGCTTGAACGTGCAGTCGGAGAAGGTCGAAGGCCGCGGCCGCGTCTACCGCATCGCAGCCTGATCCGCATTCAACCTAGCGCCGCCGGATTCAACCCCCGGCGGCGTTTTGCCGTTCGTCTCTCAGCGCATCAAAGGTGCGATCATCGTCGGCAAGCGTCGCCGTCCCGCGTGCGTGGCGCTGCCAACGCTCGATGACTACGTCGCAGTAGCGCGGGTCGATTTCGATGGCGAGGCAGGCGCGGCCGACGGACTCGGCAGCAATCAGGGTCGAACCCGATCCAGCGAAGGGCTCATAGACGAGATCGCCCTTCGCGCTGTTGTTGACGATCGGCCGGCGCATGCATTCGACCGGCTTCTGCGTCCCGTGTTCGGTCGCCTCGTCGTTCTCGCCGGTGGCGATGGTCCACAACGTGGTTTGATCGCGCGCGCCCTGCCAATGGCCGCTCGCGCCCTTGCGCACCGCGTAAAAGCACGGTTCGTGCTGCCAGTGATAATCGCCGCGGCTCAGCACCAGGCGGGGTTTGGCCCATACAATCTGCGCCCTGATCAGGAAGCCGCAGGCATCGAGGCTTTCCGCCACGGTCCGCGCGTAAATCCCCGAGTGCCAGACATAGGCGACGTCCCCCGGAAACAGGCTCCAGGCCTCGCGCCAATCGGCGCGGTCGTCATTGTTGACCTTGCCGGGCCGCGCAGTCGAGGAAACGCCGGACTCGACTCGCCAGTTGGGATCGTACTCGACGCCATAGGGCGGGTCCGTCACCATCAGGTGCGGATGCGCGCCATCGAGGAGACGCCCGACGTCACTAGCAACTGTGGCGTCACCGCACAGCAGGCGATGCGGTCCAAGCAGCCAAAGGTCGCCGGGCCGGGTGACCGCCTGGGCAGGCGGATCCGGGACTTCATCCTCTCCCTCCGCTGCCCCATCTCCGTTGAGTTCGTTGAGCAGTCGATCGAGCTCGTCCTCGGCAAACCCGAGCGAGGCGAGATCGACGCCATCCTCCTTGAGCCGCTCCAGCTCGGCAGAGAGCAGTTGGTCGTCCCAACCGGCGTTGAGCGCAATGCGATTGTCGGCGAGGCGAAACGCGCGCGCCTGGGCATCGGTCAGATGCCCGAGGCGGATGACCGGAACCTGCTGCAGACCAAGCCGCTTGGCTGCGACGATCCGCCCGTGGCCGGCGATGAGCACTCCGCGGTCGTCAACCAGGCACGGCACGTTAAAGCCGAATTCCGCGATCGAGCTAGCAATCTGAGCGACCTGCTCGTCGGGATGGGTCCGGGCGTTCGCCGCATAGGGCAGAAGCCGGTCGATTGGCCAGAGCTCGACCTGCAGCTGATCATTCGTCGTCGGGGATTGCGACCCCGCGCGCTCGCGCGACCGCTTCGAAGGTTTGGCCTTCGCCATCGAGTTCCACCGGCTGATCGGGAAAGAGTTTGCGCCACCGGCGGAGCGCGACATCGACGTATTGGGGCGCGAGCTCCACTGCTCTGGCGCGTCGACCGGTGCGTTCCGCGGCGATGATGCTGGTGCCCGAACCCGCGAAGGGCTCATAGAGGATGTCGCGTTCGTTGCTGTAGGCGCGCATCACGAATTCCGGCAGTGCCACCGGGAATACCGCTGGGTGCTCGGTCTCGATGCCGCGCGCCTTGTGCCGCGTGATACGGATGACGTTGTCGGGGATCCGCGTCTCCTGGACGCCCTGGCCGGCGTGCGTCCATTCGCCGACGTGCCCGTCCTTGTGGCGGATGCCGCCGTGCGTGTCGTTGACGTGGCCTGCCCACTTGCAGGGCACGATCTTGTTTGGCTTGCGCGCCCTGCGATTGAAGTGGAAGACAAACTCGAAGGCCGGCGCGAGCCGCCCGTTCCAGTCGCCCGGCAATCCCGGACCCTGGTCCCAGACGTAGAGCCCGAAGCGGCGCCAGTCCTGCTCGCGCATCCAGTCGAGCCAGGCCTGCCAATAGGGCTGCCATTCGTTATCGCGGTGGACCAGCCCAAGATTGACCAGGACTTGGGCTGAGTCCGCGACCGGCAACGCTGCAAACACGCCGCGCATCAGCGCGTCCCAATCGCCGACGCCACCGGTGGTGTAATCGCGCTGGTTTCCGTAAGGCGGCGACGTGAACACGAGCACCGCGCGCTCGCCATTCATGACGCGCGTCACCGTCAAGAGGTCGGTGCTGTCGCCGCATAGCAGCCGATGCTTGCCGATTAGCCAGAGGTCGCCCAAGCGAGAGACCGCCTCGCGGGGCGGTGCCGGCATATCGTCAGCGGCGTCTTCGCCGTCACCGTCGGTGGCCTCGGGCTTATCACCGAGCGGCGCCATAAACGCGTCCAGCTCGGCGTCGGAGAAGCCGGTGAGTTCAAGATCAAAGCCCTCGCCATTCAGTGCATGCAGTTCCGATACCAGCAGCTCCTCGTTCCAGCCGGCGTTCAGCGCCAGCTTGTTGTCGGCGATGACGTATGCGCGCCGCTGTGCTGGAGTCAGATGGTCGAGAACGACGACTGGAACCGTGTCGATGCCGAGCTTGCGTGCCGCCAGCAGCCGGCCATGGCCGGCGACGATACCGCCCTCTGCGTCCACCAGGATTGGATTGGTCCAGCCGAACTCGACAATGGAGGCCGCAATCTGCGCGACCTGGTCGTCGTCGTGCGTCCGGGCATTGCGCGCGTAGGGAACCAGCCGATCGAGCGGCCAGTGCTCGACCGCATCGGGCAGGCGCGGCGTCATTTGGTTCGATTCGGCTTGGTACCGCGGCGGGTGGTAACCGGCTTCCGGGTTACCAGTCGGGGTTACCAGGCGCGCCGAGCGAGAAACCCGCGCCGTTGCGCGCCTTTAGGGCACACAGGCGCCAACGTCGGGTGGTAACTGGTAACTCAGATTTTGCGGCTGCCGGTGGCGAAATTCCGGGCCATTGCCCCCCGCATACCATTCTCGGCCAGGGAGGACCCGCGATTGCCGCAACGTCTTTGCCGTCTCGGTCCTCTCGCGCAATTCGGCACCGTGATTGAACGCTAGGACTTGCATCGGTCACCGGTCAATCCGAAAACGATCGACGAGTACATTTTGTCTGCAAGCCATTGAAGCGACTCGCGAATGTCACGAGCGGACCACGTTGACGCGTCGTCTTCATGCACAACGTCGCTCGCCCGACTCGCGGATGCCGAAGTGCTTCGCAAGCACGCCAAGCGCGGCAACGAGAATCCCTTGCGCGCTCTCTTGCCGCACCGGCCGTCCTCCCCAGCCCTGCCGGAGCGCCCATTCGCGAACGGACGTCTGCATGCCCACGACGTGCCAGACGCACGATCCTGCCGGCGAGCCGTGGCCGCCGAGCGCATCGATGGCGCGCGCCACGCGTTCGCGCGCTGCGAGCTGACGGTCGCTGAGGTTGTAGACGTCATGCGCCGGTGATGGTGACCGCCCCATTAGGTTCAGGTTCACCCTCGGCATCGAGTCGAAGCAGGCAATCGTGAACGCTGCCTGGAAGTCACGGCCTGCCGCATGCATTGCGTTCGTGATCGCACCCGAGCGGAGCATCAGCCCGAGCGTGTCCACACTTCGATGGTGGGTCACTTCGATACCGTTGGGGTCGAACTCGGTGACCGTCCGCACCGTGCGCTGCTGCTGGGCCGTCGCATTTGGTTTGGCATCGCGGATTTTGTGTTTCTGCTTCTTCGTCATTGCGCCCTCGACTCGCGGGCGATCAGGTCGGCGAGCGCGCCGATGACCGAGGCAGGCGACTTGCCGTCGCCGAGCCGTCCCATGCTGGCCGCGAGCGCGTGGGGCGCGACGCCATGCTGGAGCAGGAGCGAGAGCGCGACGCAAGCATCGTCGAGGATACGATCCATCGCCGAGCCGATCTTGGCGCCATGCGTGAACACCTCGCCGATGCGGTCGTTGGCGACATCGAAGCCCAGCGTGACCGAGTAGTTGTTCGCCTCATAGATGAACTGCATCGTCATGCTCGGCCGACGTTCTGGAAGGCGCGTCCGGCTCATGACGTGCCTCCGTAGTTCTCGATTGCCCAGAGCAGGATCGAGATCGCATCGGCTTCGTTGTCATCGGCCGGCGCGAAGCCGCGGGCCTTCACGGCTGCGATGACGGCTTTCTTGTCGGCGTTGCCCTTGCCGGCGATGAACCGCTTGATCGTCCCGACCGGTACGCCTTGGTACGGCACGTCGCGGAATTCGGCCCACGCTTCCAGGTGCGCAAGGAAGCCGCCATAGACGTGCGCGGCAAGCGTGCCGGCGTGTGCGCGCACTTCCTCGAAGAACACCGCGCTGATCGGGCCTGAGCTCTCCGCGACTTCGCTGAGCCAGTGATTGAAACGCAGGAAGGCCATGCCGCCGCCTTCGAAGCGGTTCGGTCGGAACTGCTGTACGCCGCTGGTGACGGCGCCGTTTGGTCCACGGAGCGCCCAGCCAGTAGACGAGCCGAGATCGAGAGCAAGGACTGCAGACCCGTCACCACAAAACAGCTTTGCGGCGGGATCGCGCGCGCATGATGGCGGAGATGATGTGGAGGGTTTCACAACGAAGACTCACGAGGACGTGGGCCTTCGGCTTAGGTCGACGATGACGTTATGGCGCGCGAGTGTGGCCGATCAAGCAAAAAAAGAAATGCCGGTACGTTTTTCCGCGGGACCCAGAGCTGTCACCATGTCACCAGTCACCGACGGGGTCCTCTAAGCGATTCCATAAGGGGAAATATATTGGATTACGTCTCTCACATGTATGTTTACTAGAAGGTGGTGCAGGTGATGACAGTGGTGACACTCTTGTTCTCGCTTGAGAATTTCTGTCACCATCTTGTCACCAGTCACCACCTGGATAGCGCCCTTGGTTTGAATTTCTGAGGATGGCCGGGTTACAGGTTTTGGTCTTTGCGATACCGCCATTCACGGAAAGCGCCCTTGCGCGCTTGATATCGCTCCCACTGCCTCGTCTTGAGATAGGCCCCGACGCGCATTTGATCGGCCCTGGTCCACCGCGCGGCCTCGATGCCGAGCGCGTGTTCGAGCACCTCGCCGACCGAGATATCCGTCAACGGCGCTGTGCGCGGCACTTCCTCGTCACGCCAATCGTCGTAATTGCCGTAGCCGTGATTCACCCTGCGCCGTTCATAGGCGAGCCAGCGGTCGATCCTCGCATCCCAGGCGTCTGCTTGATACCGCTGATCCTGCTCCGCTTTGGCGTCGGCAATGAGTTCCGGCTCATCGAGCCACCAGATCGCGCCTTGTCGATAACGGACGACGGCTTCCGCCCAGAGCTGGTCGCGGTCGCGGGCAAGCGAATCGAGATCGATGCTTCGACAACGCACGGGCCAGAACCGCCGGTTGCCGGTCTCGTCGCGCAGATAGGTCTCGGGATTGACACTGCCGGCGAACACGCACTGGCGTGGCACCTCGACAACGTAGCGCTCATAGGGAGGACGGTAACGGTCGGTGGTCCGCGTCAGGAAGGCCTTGATGCGAGACACCTCGGCGCGGCTGATCGCATCGAGCTCGGCGATCTCGATGATCCAGATGCCGCGCATCTGCTGCGCCGCGTCCTTGCTGCCTATCTCGGCCAGCTCATCGGTGAACCACGCGCCGGCGAGCGTCTTCAGTGCGGTCGATTTCTTTGCGCCTTGAGCTCCTTCGAGGATCAGCATGTGATCGGCTTTGCACCCCGGCTGGAAGATGCGTGCGACGGCCGAGAGCATCCAGCGCGCGCCGAACGCCTTGTTGAGTGCCGTATCCTCGGCGCCCAGATATGTGATCGTCCACTGCTCCAGGCGCGGCACCTCGTCCCACCGGACGCTATTGAGATAGTCACGTACCGGGTGAACGCATATCTCTCTCGCCACGGCGTTGATGCCACGACTCACCGTGGCGGGACTGACATTGATCTCTCGACGCTGCAGCCATTCGGCGCAACGCACATCATCGACTTCGCTCCACTGTCGAGGAAGGCTGCAGGGGTGCTCCCAGGGGAGCTCGCGGATGACCAGGATCTCCTGGCGGAATTCGTCGAATACCAGCGCGCCGGCGAATGCCTCGTCGTTACAGAGCGCTGTAATCACATTCGCCTCGTTGCGCTCGGGCGTGCCGGCGAGGTCGAGACGCAGTTGGCTCGCCCATCGTGGACGCATTGGCTGCCGGTGAATGTCGCCCGTGCTATTCAGTCGGCGACGCAACTCGCCGATCTGCCTTTCGAGGATCGCGACCGGGATTCCGGTGGCCGCCTTGATTGAGCTCACCACCTGCCGCTCGGGCAGGGGTTCCAACCGTGCAGTGACGATCTGGCCCAAGATCGTGCCGAGCGCCTGCAGCTCGGGCGGCTTCGTCAATGCACGGGCCGCCGATTCGAAATCGGCTACTGTAGTCAACACGGGTGCGGCTCGCGGAAGCATGACTGAATAGTCGCCGGCAGTCGCGCCCCGACACAGGTCGTCATTGAAGTCGTCGCCATGCAGCGGCGAGACGATCACGTTCGGGATGCCTGCGAGATCGAGGCGTTCGGCGAGCGCCGCGGCAGCCAGCTGGCCGGCCTCACCCGCATCCGCAAAGATGGTGACGCGCTTGATGTCTTGCGGCCATTCCCATTTCCGCAGGCCGTCGGCGGAGAGCGCAGCCCAGGTTGGAATTCCGAAGATGACGTGTGCGGCGAGCGCCGTCTCGATGCCTTCGGCGATTCCGAGATGACCGTTATTCCCGATTGCAAACAGCCGCACCGATCCGCCGGCGACGGGCCCCAGCATCTTCTTGCCCGCCGGCGCCTTGCCAGAGCCGTCGTCAAGCAGGAACGTGCGATGGATGCCCCCGGTTGACTCGCCACTGCTGTTGCGGACACGCGCCACCATGCCGGGCCAGCCACGCCGCGTCTCGAAGTCCGCCAGGTCCGGATTGAACAGCAGATCGGGTGAGGCGGGATCACGAAGACCTCGCGCCTGCAGGTAGCGCTCGGCGAGCGTGCCGGCGAGCGGTGCACAGCCGGCAAGGATTCGGGCCACCTCGTGGGTGTGGTCCGACGTTGCAGGGGCCGGCCGCGCTGGCGCTGGCCGGTCCAGTCGAGCGTAGCGAGCAGCTTCGTCGAACAGCGCCGGCGGCGTGAGTCCGGTGCCATGGTGGACCATATCGATCGGTCCGGCGCACTCGCCGGTCGCATGGTCGTAGCCCCAACCCGCACGCGGTCCGCGGAGATGGATGACGCAGGAGCCCTCGTTGCGCGGCGCACGCCCGGACAGGTCTGCGCAGCGCAGGGTCTTTCCATCGGCCGACATCCGCGCATGCGGAAACATTTGCGGCAGCCATTCGGCTGCCGTCGCGCAGAGTCGTTCCCGGATTTCCTCGAGGTCGTACCGGACCGGCGGCCGCCAGACCTCGTTGAGATCGATCATGCGAGGATCACCAGTCCCCGCTCGGCGCGCGTGATGACGGTGTAGAGCCAGCGGCGCCGGTCGGCGTCGTTGCGGCCGAGTCCGTCATCCCAGACGATGACGTTCTCCCACTGCGAACCCTGCGACTTGTGGCCGGTGATCGCCCAACCATAGGTGGCCTCCGTCAAAAGGCGCTTGTTCTTCCAGTCGCGGTCGTGCCGATCCCGATCGAACGCGACATGGTCCTCGAAGTGCCCCTTGTAGACGCGCAGCCGCTCCGGCTTGCCGTCCCCATTCGGGCGGCCGATCGCATTGCCCTCCTCGTCGCGCACGATGGCCGAGAAATAGAGGGTGCCTTCATCGACAACATCTTCGAGCGTGACGAACATGCCGTTGATCAAGCCGATGTCGTTCTGGTTCTTGAGGCAGATGATCTTCTCGCCCTGGCCCGTCGGGAGATAGCCGCCGCCGAACCCAGCGGCGCGCCGCATCGCGTTGTTGAGCTGCAGCCGCGTGGCGTTGAGACCGCAGATCACCTGGCCGCCACGCAGGCATTGCTCCGGCGTCACGTCCATCTTGCGCATCTTCCAGACAAAGGTATCGTACTGTCCGAAGCCGATCGGCTCGCCGCGACGCGCCATGGTGGCGAGCCGGATGATGGCGCTCTCCTCCGCCTGCCGGTGGGTCTCGGTCAGCATGATGTCGGGCGCGTCGTTGGTGAACGCGCCTTCGCCCCTGATCGGCGGCAGCTGGCCGGGATCGCCGAGCACCAGGATGGGCTTGCCGAAGCTCATGAGGTCGCGCGCCATCTCCTCGCCGACCATCGAGACCTCGTCGAGCACGATCAGCTTGGCGTGCGCGGCGTCGCTCTGCGGGTTAAGCGCAAAGCGCGGCTTCTTCATCTGCGACAGCGCCTGGCGCATCGCCTCCATCGCTGCCTCGGCGGCGGTGCGTTCGAAGCCGCTCAGCGCGCGCGCGTTCGCCTCCGCCTCTTCGATCTTCTTCGCCGCGGCCTCGATCTCCTCGTCAGTCGCAACTACGACGCTATAGATCAGGCTGTGGATGGTGCGCGCGGAAGTGCCCTTGCGCCGGAGCACCAGGGCGGCCTTGCCGGTGAAGGTCGCCGTTACGACGCCAGGCACGCACGCGCCTCCGTCGCGCTCGCTCTTGTGCGGTTCGAGCCCGAGCTCGGCAAGGGCGAACTTCAGGACGGTCGACTTGCCGGTCCCGGCATAGCCGAACAGCCGGAATATCTGTCGCTTGCTGCTTTCGGTCTTGAACCAGTCCTTGATCGCCGCGATAGCGCGCGACTGGGTGTCGGAGGGCGTGATGTCCGTCATCGCGTCGTCCTCCAGCAGCGGTCCTGCCACGCGCAGGGCGGATGCCATTCGCCGGCGCTCCTGCCGCCGCGGCAGACCGCGGAGGTCCGGTCCATTGCGGCGCGCGGCAACAGCTCTTCGGCTTCGCTCGCGCGGACAACCTGCACGGCGCGGTCGCTGGCGCGTTGCGCGAGCGCGGCGTCGTACGGAACGAGTTCGCAGTGGAGCTCCAGGGTGTCGCGGTTCAGCGCGGTGAACAGCGCCGGGTTGGGCAGCTCGAGATAGGCCTGGTAGAGCGCGATCTGCGCGGCATAGACCGGCTTGGCGAGCACGACGCCACGCTTGACCACCTCCTTCCAGGACGCGGCGCCGAGCGCCTTGTTCTCCCAGAGCGCCGGATAGGCCATGGCGACCGGCCCGCCCACCAGACACCCGTCGATGTGGCCGCGGAAGCGACCGTCCAGGGCCGAGAAGCCGAACTGCTGGCCGTCGGAACGGGCGGTGCGGAGGTCAAAGCCCGCCGCGCGGAGCCAAGCGGCAACAATGTCCTCGGCGCGATGGCCGGCTTCGAAGATACGGAGCGTGCCGGGGTCGAATTCCCGCCCGTCGTCCTTGGGCGCCGCAAGGTAATCGTATTGGATCTGGCGCAGGCACTCTCGTCCGAGTCCGGACGTACTGACATAATGCCGCGGTGGCTCGGCGCGGTTGCGCTCGATCAGTGCCGCGTCGATCGCGGCATTGACGGCAAGTCCGATGCCCGGCGGCCGGTCCGGCCGCTCGTACTGAAAGCCTGACCCGTGATTGAGGTCGATCATGACGAGTCCTCAAAACGGGATCTCGTCGTTGAGCGACTGGCGCTGCATCGAGTCCTGGAAGCCGTCGATGCAGGCCTCGATGATGCGGTCGATATCCTCGGCGCTCCGGTCGTGGAACGGAGCCATCAAGCCGAGTTCGGTCAGCGTTTCGGCGAGAAAGCGGCGCGCGTCCTTGATGGCGCGCTTCTCCATGTCGGTCTTGTCGATCAAGCCACGGCTCCTCCTGGCAATGGCGCTGCCCGCTTTCAGGCAGCGCATCGAACAGAATGCAAAGGTCGGATAGCGGTCGGGGCGAAGCTGATGGGTGTAGTAGAAGCCCCGGCAGGACCGGCTGCAGATCGCGCACGTCGTCAAAGGAGCAGCATCGAGAGCTGCTGCGACCCGGGTTCGTCCGGGTGCTCCCCGATCCGCTGGGACGCCTTCACGATGAACGTGCTGATCGCGTTCTGCGCCATCGCCTCGAGATCGGGCATGGTCAAGCAGCGGATGGGCTGGTGCAGGCCTCCTCTTCCTTCGAGCCATTCGCCGATCGCCTTCGCAGCCTCGCGGGTGACATGCGCCTGCCACTCGTCGTCGGTCACGAATCCGAACCCCTAGCCGTTGAGCCACGCGGGTCCAGGCGCGGCAGCGCCCTGCGCCTTCGGCGCGCCCTGATTGGCCGCTCCCTGGCTGGCCCACGGCACGCCGCCGGAAGCGGGGGCTGGTGCTTGCGAGGACGCCCAGGCGGGCGCGGCAGCCGCGGGCGTGTCCGCAGCCTTTCGCGGCTTGGCGTTGACGGGATCAGGCTGAACGTTCTCGCCACGCATAATCGCGGCATACTGAGGTTCGCCCGGAAGCACGATGTTGGCGAGCTTGTTCTGGTCCCGGTACTGCGGATTCGAGGCCGGTTCGACCATGATGCGCGCCGCGAACACGATCCCGTCGAGCTGCTTGAGGCCCTGGATGACGCGCTTGCCTTTGGCGGCCGGGCTCTCGTCCTTCGGGTCGAGACCGAGCGCGCTGTCCACCATGGCGCGGAATGCGCTCTTCGAGATGTTCCAGCCCTTCGACTGTCCCTTGTCGTCGAGCTTGCCGCCCGCGACCGTGAAGTTCTGCCAGAACTTGCGCCGCGCATAGGGCCCGGACACGACGGTGAACTCGCAGTCGAGCATCTTGGCGTCGCTCGACTGCGACGCCTTCAGCAATCCGACGTCGGCTGGAGTCGAGCCGTTCACCCCACCTGGACGGATCGTCATCTTCACCTTGGCGAAGGTACCGTCCGGAATGAGTTCGCCCATGGGCGCCATCTGCGGCTGGGCATCATTGAGATCGTACATCCCTGTCTCCTTTGATTGAGTTTCGGGTCAGGCAGCGCGCGGCTGCGGCGTGTTGATCTTCGCGAGCAGCGCGCCGAGGTCAGGCGGCTCTGTCAGGTCGAGCCGCCCGCTGCGGTCCTTCGCTGGCAGCGCGTACGGGTTGCCGGCGCGACAGACGAGCCGCCGCTCGCTCGCCTTCTCGTCGAGCACGTAGCCGCCCTCCGCATCGCGTGAGAACAGATGCAGCGAGATCACCTGGTCGACGATGCCGGGCAGCTCGCGACCTGCCTTGGAGCCTTCCATCTGCGGCTGCCAGGTGGTCACATTGAACTCGTCAGTGATCTTTTCGAGCACGCCGACGAAAATCACGGTCTTGCCGGGCGCATGCTGCAGGTGCTTGAGGGCCTGGATGACCTCGCGGCCGAGAAGACCATAAGCGCCGCGCACGTCCGGCTTGCCGGTGCGTTCGGAGAACGCTTCCGGCTGCTGCTTGGCATACGCCATCGCTTGCCGCGTCAGGTCAGTGATGCTGTCGACAAAGACGATGGACTTCGATGCGAGGAATTCCTCGACCCCACTGCCGGTGTAGACGGAGCGCGCGTGCTGATGGTGCTGCGCGCTGTACCAAGCGTTCGGGTCGGCTGCGGGATCAGGCCCGCCGATCAGCACAGCCAGGTCGCGGAAATCGACGAAGCTGCGGATCGGGATGCTGGCGCCGGGCCAGTCCTGGACGGACTTCATGCCAGCTTCGAGGTCGAGGCAGACGGTGCGGTCGGGCGGGAGCGTCCGGAGCAGCGAAGTCTTGCCGGAACCCGCCGGTCCGAAAATCGCGACCGAGGTCTTGTTGTTGGCAGCGGCAAGCCGCTCGTCCGCAGTTACGATCCTGAGCGGCATCAGCGGCTCCCCGATGAGATGATGGAAACGGCGGGGCGTTGACCGGGCGCCGAAGGATTGCCTGTCCGTTCTCGCGAAACGGACCGCCCCGCCGTTATTCGAGTTGCTTGTCGCGCGCGCATCAGGCCGCCTCGGCTTCGTTCGGAGTCTCGATGCGATAGACCGGCCGGCCGGTCTCCACGGTGCGCGCCGGGATGAACAACTCGCGCACCGGACGCGGCCAGTTGGCGAAGGCCGCTTCGGAGACTTCGAGTTTCACCTTGAGATAATCGGCAGGGTCATCGCCCCAGCCGGAGCGAATGATCTCGGATGCGTGCTTGAGCTTCTCCTGATCCCATTTCACGCGCTTGGGCAGGTCGGCGATGACGACGAAGCCGTTGTCCTCGAAGCGGACGACGCCGGTGTCCTTGCCCTCCTCGGCACGACGTTGCTTGGCACGTGCTCCGTATTTCAGGTCGAGCGCGTTGCGCACCTTGTCCTCAATCCGCGCGAGGCCAGCCTTCTGCTCGGCGAGGTCGTCGAGAATGCAGGCGAGCTCGGGGGCCGTGAGCGACGCGATCGCTTCGGGAGTCAGATCGCGAACGTGTTCGGTCATGACGGCGATGTCTGGCATAATGGTTCCTTCAGGCAGCCAATGCGGTCGGCAATGTCTGCTCGCGTGCAACGAGCGGCGCGAGCGAGGGACGGTGCGGTACTGCGCAACGGCACTGGCCCAAGCGGCCCGGGCGCGTCTTGACGGCGAGATAGAGGTAGTCCTCGTCGCCAATCCGCTTCTGGACCGGGATCACGAGGCCCTGGCCGGCCGCGACCATCACGCGGGTCGCCACTGCATGCAGGTTGGCGCGGGTTGGCCGATCGAGCACGTTGGCGCTCGGCATACGATCGAAACCCAGATGGCCGCGGTAATAGACGGCGCGGTCGCCCGGTTCGGCATCGATCAACCAATCCACGAACGTGTTCTCGTCGAACGGCACCGCAAACCGATTGATCGGCAACAGCGGCGTCGTGGGTGCGACCGACCGGTGACGCATAGGGCAGACCTCTCCTGTTCGGCTCGCGCGGCTGCGCAGCCGTGATGGCTGTTTGGCGATGTGGGACTTCACGCTCTGGCCCGGGCCGGCTGATGTTTGCCGCCTGGTCTCGCTCCCTCTGTAGCGAAAGACCCCCTCGTCTTTCCCAGGAGGTCAGGTTTCTCATTCCTCCCGTGGTTCGCTGAACCGGTGCCGGACGATGTCGAGACAGACGAGGCGGTAACGGACTTCGCGCAGCCTTCGATAGAACTCACTGGTGGAGAGGCCCGAGCGGCGCTGCGCTTCCGCAAGGTCGCCATCTTCGAGAAGAGACAAGCGAGCGACCAGCGCGAGCTCGTCGGGCAGGCCTGCGACGAACCCGGCGATCGCCAACGAAAGCTGGAGTGCCTGTTCGGAGTCGGGACCTTGGAGGTGGTCCTCCATCAGTTCGCCAAGCGTTGCGCTTCCATCGTTGGCTGCCGGCTGATCGAGCGAGCCTCCACGGACGCGGCGCTCGGCGCCGATGTCGTCAGCCACTCCCTGCGCCGCCTGGCGGGCGACACGGTCAGCGAAGGAGGACCAGGCGCCACGCGCAGGATCGAAGAAGCGTCGGCGCTCCAGCAACACGAGCAGGATGTCCTGCTCGACGTCCTCGCGATCCACATCGGACAGTCGCATTGTCCTCGCGACCTTGCGTGCGTGATAGGCGGCCGCTGCCATCATGACCCTCAGCATCCTGGGATCGGCGGTGCTCGTCTCTTCCGGTTGGACAGGGACGTCGGGTTCGGATGCTGCTGTGCTTGTCATTGGTTCGCTTCCAAGGAGACGCTCGAACAAACTCCTCCCGTTCCCGGACTCGATGCGTCCGGGCTCGATCGGCGATGAACTGTTGCAGTGAAGGACGGTTACGTCGGACTTCGGGACTTGAATTCGCGGTAGACCGAGACAGCAAGCTCCAGGTCGCCTTGCATGTCAGGCGGCAGCCGTTGTGCCGCGATGAAGGCGCGATCGGTCGGAAGCCCCAGCCGTTCGCACGCCGCGATGATGAGCGAATCCTTCGGCGCGAGCTCAAGCCCGCGCTCGATGCGCGACCAATAGGCCTGCGAGATGCCGATCGACTGCGCGAAGTCCTTCAGCGAAATGTCGGCCTTCTCGCGCTCGGCCCTGATCCATGGTCCGAATGCCATGACGTGCACTCCTCAATGAAGGTCCCAGTTGCGGCCGGTGCGAAGGAGGTCGTAACGATCGAGCCGCACTCTCAAAAAGCTTGTCGACACGCCGTAGCGCTCCGCGAGGTCAAAGATCATCTCTTCGATGGTTTCGCGATCCAGAGTCATTGCGTCGTAAGCCACGGCGCCTGGAACGACATTCGACGGGCGGACTGATGCAGGAAGGCGCTGCCGCTTTGCATGGCGCTGCAGGTCGACGCGGGCCAGCATGGGTGGCACCAGCAACGCTCCCATGAACTCGTTGGCGCGCATCTCGCGCGGGTCACCTTTTCCCGCAGGGGGCGCCATCCCTGAGTAGGCCGGCGCCGCCGGCGGTACGCGAATCCAACCCGGCGCGTCGAACACGACGTGGCCGAGTTCATGCGCGATCGTGGAGCGCAGCAGCGTCTCCGCGTCGGCGAGCAACGGGCCGTTCACCGACACCATCACACAGTCGGGTGAGGCCTTGTCGTATTCGGTCACGCCCATCACCGGCTTTCCGGCTCGATTGAGGACTTGGTGCTCCAAGTCCCAAGCGACGTCGAAGCTGACGTCGTTGATCTCCAGATCGGAAATCCGCTCCGCCACGCTCTCCAGCTCGAGCTTCCGCTCGGACCGGTCGGTGGTGAGCTGGCCCCGCACGACTCGCGCCACCGACCAGACCTCCGCGGCCGTGAGCCTTGCTGGTGCGGCGGTGGTCCGCGAGTGGCGGTACGCGGCGCAAATGGTCATGGACATCTCCCTATTTTGTTCTCTCTTTGTTCTCACAATTGGATCACGGAGTCGAGTCCTAAATTGCGTCATCACGCAATTCCTTTTGTCACAGCTCAACCCCTTGGGAAAATTGAGGTCTTCCGGCGCTACCTGAGGGGCATGGACAATGCCTTGCACCCTGATCGGATGGAGCCCGCCGAGCGGCTGGATGAGGTTGCGGACATCCTGGCGGCCGGCCTCATGCGGTTAAAGCTCAGGAAGTCCAGTCATTTATCTGCCGTGCCCGGAGAGAGTTTGCTCGACTGTCCCGCCCACCAGAGCAGTCATGCTGACCGTCTCAAGTCGGATGGAGGCTCGAAGTGACGGACACCGTCCTCTCCCAGGTGGCGGCCCTGAAGACCGCGCCGATCGGGGTGCTCAAGCAGAAATGGCGCGACCTCTTCGAAACCGAACCGCCGCCCTATAACCGACGCTTCCTCGAACACCGGCTCGCCTATCGGATCCAGGAACTGGCCTACGGCGGGCTCAAAGCAGAGACGCTGCAGCGTCTTCGCGACCTTGCCGAAGAACTCGACGGCGGCGACCCGAAGCGGCGACGGCAGCCCGCCAAGGACCGGCCGATCGCCGGCACGCGGCTCATCCGCGAATTCCAGGGCATCGAGCATTGCGTGACGGTGCGCGACGACGGATACGAGTATGAGGGACGTCCCTACAAATCGCTGTCGGCCATCGCGCGCGCAATCACCGGCACGCGCTGGAACGGCCTCGTTTTCTTCGGCCTCAAAAATCAGCGGGTGGGCCGATGAAGAAGCCGATCATCCGGAAACTCCGCTGCGCGGTGTACACGCGAAAGTCCAGTGAAGAAGGACTAGAGCAGGAGTTCAACTCGCTCGATGCGCAGCGCGAAGCGTGCGAGGCCTACATCGCAAGCCAGAAGCCCGAGGGCTGGGTGCTCGTCCCCGACCATTACGACGATGGCGGAATCTCCGGCGCAACGCTCGACCGGCCGGCATTGCAGCGGCTGCTCGCCGATATCGAAGCAAAACGCGTCGACGTCGTCGTGGTCTACAAGATCGACCGGCTCAGCCGTGCCTTGATGGATTTCGCAAAGCTGGTCGAGGTGTTCGACCGCAACAACGTCACGTTCGTGAGCGTGACGCAGTCGTTTAACACGACCACCAGCATGGGGCGGCTGACGCTCAACATCCTGCTCTCGTTTGCCCAGTTCGAGCGCGAGGTCATTGGCGAGCGCATTCGCGACAAGTTCGCGGCCTCCCGCAAGAAGGGCATGTGGATGGGCGGCTTCGTGCCGCTCGGCTACGATGTGAAGGATCGCAAGCTGGTTGTTAACGAGGCCGAGGCCGCGACCGTAAAGCTTGTCTTCGAGAAATTCACGAAGACCGGATCGGTCACTGAACTCGTACGAGTGCTGCGTGCCGAGGGTGTGCGCGGCAAGCGCGGGCGTCTCATTGACAAGGGCTACGTCTATCAGCTGTTCCGGAACCGAGTGTACCTGGGCGAGGCGGTCCACAAGGGCACGTCGTACCCGGGCGAACATCAGGCCATCGTCAGCGCCGCCCTTTGGGAGAAAGTTCACTCGATTCTGAATGAAAACGCGCGGAAGCGCGCGAATGCTGCCCGTGCACAGAGTCCGGCGCTACTGAAGGGGCTGATCTTCGGGCCGACCGGACACGCCATGACGCCCTCGCACACGCGCAGGGGCGGTCGGCTCTATCGCTATTACGTTTCCGCGGACCTGCTCAAGCACGACGCCGCGCAGTGCACGGTGCGCCGTGTGCCAGCTGGGGAGATTGAAGGCGCCGTCGTCGACCAAGTGCGTGAACTCTTGCGGTCGCCCGAGATGATCGTGCGGACCTGGCGCGCCGGAAAGCGCCTCCTCGATGGGCTGTCCGAGACCGAGGTTGCCGGGGCACTGAGACGCCTCGACCCCTTGTGGAATGAATTGTTCCCGGCTGAGCAGGCGCGCGTCATCCAGCTGCTGGTCGAACGAATCGACGTGAGCCCGGATGGACTCGACGTCCGACTCCGGACCGAAGGACTGGCAAATCTCACCGCGGAACTCAATGCGGTCAGGCCAGAGCAGGAGGCTGCGTAATGTCAAAGCCGAAGATTAGCGGCGACGGCCGCACCATCACCGTGCGCGTGCCGATTTCAATCAGGAAGCGCGGGGGGAGAAAGCTTGTCCTTGCACCAGACGGCACTAACCGCATTCCGGTGCCCATCTGCCGGCACGTCGACGATCCTCTGATCAAGGCGATTGCACGGGCATTCCGCTGGCGCGAAATGCTCGAAAACGGCCGGTACGGAACGATCGCGGAACTCGCAGCATCCGAGAAAATCAATGAGGCTTACGTCAGCCGTATCCTACGTTTGACCCTACTCGCACCAAGTATTGTAGAAGCAATCATGGAAGGACGGCACACAGCAGAAACAACATTGGCAGGTCTGATGCGGCCATTCCCCGTGGGATGGTCCGACCAACATCGCGCTATTCGCTCGACTTCAATTGGCGCCTAGCGGGTCTCGAGTACGTCCTTCAATCCCAACTCGCGCAACGCGACCTTCGTCTCATCGACCTTCTGCGGGGATATGCCCTCCATAGGGGCAACTTCCACACGCAACATGACTTTCAGTCCACCATTTGCGGCAAATTTTGAGAGCACCTTAGTGTAGAAATTCATCCACTTCTGATGGGGAACTTCCCCGCTCCAAGCGAGACTAGAAACCCCTGCCGGCGCCGACGGATGGCTATCCGTCACAAGAGAACTAACCGGCCCTGTCACTACGCCTCCCAGAGATTTCCCGGTTCCGTCAAGATTGCCGGCGTCTGTAGCGGCAGGTGCACCACTCGTCGGGAGACTACCGGTCTTGTAAGCTTCTGCGGTGTCGCGCTGAATGAGGAACAGTTCGTCTGAGATTTCGACGTCCTGAGCCAGCAGCGAGCTGTTCCAGTGAAATGGCGTATAGTTGCCATCGCCCTTTTTGCCGACGTAGCCTAGCATCCCATTCTCGACGCCACGCGCTATCGTGTCCTTGATAGTTTCCGGATTGAGCAGGCGCGGGAACTGTGGTGAGGCGAAGAACGCGTCGCGCACCGACCTGGTGGTCCATTCCTTGAACGCGGGTGGCCAGTTGCGGACTAGGAAGTTGGGGCTCACGCCCTTTTCCTCGATATCGCCAGCTTGACCTAGACGTTCGATGATCAATTGGCTGATCGAAGGTGCGGCGCTGGAGTGGATAAGCCCCAGATCAAAGATCTTCCACTCGCCGTCCTTGCCGAGCAGCATGACGTTCTTGTATGTGCGCCAGACGGTCTCTTTGATGTCTCGTTGTGCCTTCTTGAGATTTTCCGCAAGCTGCCGCGTTTGACCTTCGTCGAGCCGAAGGTCCGATTCTTCGTCGGCAATATCTTCCCAAGCTAGTGCTTTTCGAGCGTCATCACGCAGGGAATCCGCTCCTTCAGGAACGGCCCAAACGAGGCCGCTCTTGAACGTTCGCGCCGATGACCCGTGCTCCTTCGTCGCGGAGTCGATAAACGCGCGTGTTGACTTGTCGACCGCCGCCTGGTCAGGCGGGAGCACGACAAGAGTGAGCCGCGCCACATCGGGAATCTGACCGCTTTTGTCCGGGAAGAATATGCGGTCGACAAGTCCTTTCCCATCGGCAAAGACCTTCTGCACCTCGGCGCGGATACGCTCTTCCACCCGTTGCGATTGGACGCTCGCACGCCGGTCAGCGAGCAATTTATTCAGGTTCGGAGACAGACTGAGTCGATACCGATTCTTCTCAGCCGAAAGGTAGTAACAGGTCGTTGACAGGGCCTCGAGCGCCGTCTCAACATTTCCGATGTCAAGATCCGGTTCGGCGACTGCAAGGCGGATCTCGGGGAGTGTTGCCTCAGCCTTCGCTTGACCCCCGTTCGACTCGAAGAAGATGGTTGTTGCAACTTTTTGATGGAGCCGCGCCTTGCGTATGGTTTCGACTGCCTCCTTGTCGAGTCGGAGGGCATGGGAATCCTTTTTGCCGCAGATATCCGTTGTGACCGCACCCTCTAGCTTTGCGCCGCCGAGCTGCTCGAAGATCGCCGATCGGAAAAGTGGGTCGTCAAGCGGCGCTGTCCCCATTCCTACGAGCGGATCCTTGTGAGCGCCCTTAAATCCCGCCTGATAGGCGTTCGCCACCCAGAGAGCGAGCAACCGCAGAATGCCGCGAGTTTGCTGAAATCGAGGCAGCGCTTGCCATTTCCGCTCAAACACAGATAGTAGCGTCGGGTGAAATGGATACGTAGCGGCGAAAGCGTCCTTCGCGTGGTCGACGGGAAACCAATTCGGGACCTGGGTCCGATGGGTTTGGACCCAGTCGGCGTATTCAGTCGCGACCTTCTTCGCATCCTCCGGTAACCCTCCCCACTCGAAGAGACGCCGCCGGATAATCTCCGACGTCTCCGACTCCGCCGACATGATCATTGCTTTGCCGAGTCGGTCGAGCAGCTTTTCAAATCGTTGGAAGTCTGCCTCGTCCTCAGGCGTCATTTCGTCGACGACCGATGGTAGTGAAACTGCGAGCACCACGCGGTCTTGCGCTCGCGCCTCCTCCGACAGGTTCTGAACAAACGAATAAAGCTGTCCACCTAAGCCAGTTTTTCGATTACGTTCTCGGTTCAGATAGTTGAGCAGCTCATCCATAAGAATGAGCGTCGGCTTGACTTTGGGTAGAAATGACCGAATCACTTCTGTGGACGGTGCGATGCCCTCTGCGTCATGTTTAGCGACGACAGCGAAGGCCTCTTCCTGGCCTAACTGGAAGGCAATGTCTCCCCATGGGGTACGGCGCAATGGCGTTCCGTCATTGCCGCCGCGCCCGTTGAGCGAGTCGAATTCCGTTCCCACGAAAACAGCGGTGGCTGCACCGGGCACGGTCTGCACGCCCGCATGGTCGAGGAGAGATGGCACTCCTTTCCAGTTCGAAGCTGCGGAGCCGGCCTTGGCGAGATGATAAAGAAGCGTTAAGGCGTGCGTCTTGCCACCGCCGAACTGAGTGGTGAGATTGTAGATTGCTGAGGTTTCGACCTTGATGCCCGAGAGTCGACGGATCACGCCGCCCCCAAGCTCGCGAAGGCTTGACGTTAGGAAAGTACGGTCGAAAAATCGCTCCGGCATTTTCTAGTCATCGGGTGCTCGACCGTCCCGGACGTGATCGAGATGGACAGCAAACTCGGAAGCGTCCAGCGGCCGCCCGTCGCGGAGGTCTTCTCTAGGAGTGATAACCTTGTACCAAGGCTTGAGCGCCAT